GTGTCGATTGTCACGCTCAGCGGCGTCGCATTGCGAGAGCGCGTTGGCATATACATGCTTACAGCTGCTCCGCTGGTATAGACTGGGCCTGCGAGGAAGTACTGCCCTGATTCTGTCTGACCTGCGCTGCGCTGCAAGACGTTGACCAGCTGATTAATATCAGCAGCAAGTATGGTGTTACCGGTAGTTACTATATTAAGTGCCATAATGTTGTGCCCTTTCAGGTTAAGTGGGAAGTTGAGTGGAAAAAGGTGGAGCTGAGGGTGTGAAAGTCATTGAAGATTAATGAGATAGTCGTTGTTAATTGGAGTCCCGTTGGCTTTGGTGTAGTTGTACAGTGTGTGCGTCATCAATGTACCGCTGCCCAACACTGATGTCGCGTTGACACCGTAGAGGCCAGCATTAGTTAAAATCCCGTTGGCCTGCGAAGGCCCAAAGTACGTTGCGAGATCGAGCTGTGTACCGGTGATCGTTGCAGTATTCGGCACTGCGCGGTACAGCTCTCCAGCGACTGTATTATCTCCAGGTGTCACTGTATTAATAGGAAATGTACCGACTGAGAAAAACTGTCCAAATCCGAGCGAGGTTGGATCTTGGGAAGCGATATATGAGAGGATCTGGTTGCGGCCGGCCGTGGTTAATGTGTTATGGTGCTCGGCCGCTGTGTATCGCTCTTTTTCTCGTTCTGTGAGGTGCGGCCACCAAGAAAGAAAATCTTCGAGTGTGCAGTCTCGTGGTAATTCACGGACTTTGACGATACCAGTGAACCTGACATTTGTGCGGCGAGGTTGCACCGAAATGATCAGTGAGCGAAGCTTCGCAAGTGTGCTATCAGTGAGGCGTGTGAAGGTGTTATACATAGATTTATCCGTAGATGTACGAAGTGCCATAGCTAGCTGTGCCGTATGTGCCTGTCATGCCACCATAACTCGCGACACCGTATTTTGAGGCTGCGGCACCGTAGACGCCATCGGCATACACTGGCTGCACGGTGGCAGTGATAATGTCGCTGTAGGACATGTATTCACTGGAAACCACATCAATTTGCTGCACTGTGTTGACGCGAGCGACCGTGGCAGACCGACTCATCGCCTTGTTTGCATTCCTAATATGGTCTGTGAGTGATGGCTGGTACGCGCCAAGCGTGTACTTATATTCATTGATACCATTGCCCAGGTAGCTTGACTCCACCTGCTGCACGACGAATGGTGCGTTGTCCAGGCTTGTAAGCCAGTGCGTCACGTTGATGATCGAACCGATACCAGCATATGCATTCGTCGAAAGTTTGATGATTGTCTGTGCTTTGCTGTACTTCGATAGTTCAGCGAGACCCCTTACGCTGGCAGAAGTCAACGAAATGATATTCGTATCGTGGACGCGCGCATCATAGAGCGGCTGGGCATACGCAGGCGCGATCGGAACATTGGCGTCTTGCGCAACGGCCTGAACCGTGATCGTTGCCTCAAAACTATAGATCGCTGCGACATTGTTAGTTGCCGATGGCGGCGCGGCATTAAACAAAATGAACTGATTCGCTTTGTCGAGCAATACATCGAACTTGCCGCTGGAGAACGAATCACGACCGTTGATGCCGACGCGTTGCTGCGTGGTGCCAACGACCAGGCTGTTGATCTGTGCTGGTATATACGTGAGGTTGAATTGCTTCGTCGTTCCATTACCGCTAAAGACATCCTGTGCCGTGGCTAAAAGCTTTGCGCCAATGACTTTGACCCTACGCTTACGCTGCGTCCCGTCGCTTTCAAATGTGAAATCATGAAAATTGAATGAGCTAATGTTGTCGGCGATGCCATCGGTAAGCATGAATGGGGCAGCTGCGTAGAAGCTCGGATTATAGCGGAGTGTGTAATACCAATCGAGATAGTACATATATCCGCTGGTATCAACTAAGCCGTTTAGCACCTCGCGTAGCGTGTTATCAGAGTATGATACTGAATCTATGACTGCGCCTCGCTGCACCGGTGCTGGACTCGATGAATTCGGTTGGATGAGCGAGATCTGATTCGCAGCATAATTACCGATCACGCTGGAGATGATCTGGTCATCATACTGTCCTTGATAAACCGCATTCACGATGGCTGATTCTAGTAGTGCTCCTGGCCCACTTATTGATAGATGCCAGGTACGTGTATTCCCATTGTTGGCATAGTCAATTTGACAATCATCAATAAATCCAGAGAAGGTTCGGCATGCACGACTGATCGTGTCGTCTGGCATGCGTGCGCACGCTACCTGGTTGAAATTACAGTCGGGCGTGGGGTACGACACGCCGCGCCCAGCAAACCACATCGGCTCTAATTGAAATGTCGCCAGCTGTACGATACCGCTGTTCGTTGCTGCCATAGTCTGACCACCCAGACTTACACGTATCATCGACGCATTAGCTGGCGCGACTGCCTGGATAGCGATACGGGCATTATTCAGTGGCAATGCCTCAAGGTCACTCACACTAGCGCCACTAATAATATTTCCTGCGGTGTCAAGGAAGTCCATTTGCATTACTGACGCGGCATTCACGAGTGGCTGATTGATCGTAACATAGGCGCTGAGCATATAGCTCTGTCCAGGATGAACGTAACCAGGCAACGTTGTTTGTTGTAGGAGTCCTTGTCCAATGGGATTGTTGCTAAAGCTGAGCTGAATCTGGTTCGCAGAAGTCTTGGTAATGGAGAGTGCACCGGCCGTTGACCATGCGACTGTGTCATACACATACACAGCTTTCTGCAACAGATTGTGTGCTGGTATGGTAGGAAGTACACCACCGCCTAATAAAAACGTTGGTGGTGCGTTCTCGTCAAAGACAATGACTTCCATGCCTACAGCGAAGCTAAGTTGCGATTCAATATCGACGACATCGAATTTTGCAGATGGCTGAGGATCATTGAGTGACGATGAGAGACCAATTGTGTCAAATGGGATAATATCCGTGTGGTCGAAACCGTCAATGATAGTCCACATGGTTAGGCTTTGCCTCCTTCCTCAGGAGCTAAGAAGGATGCGGTAATGGCGGCTTTCAAGTGTGTCAGAGGGCATGGTGGTAGTTTTCTAAGAGAAGGAGAGTGCAAACACAAGTGATTTTATGCGAAGAGTGAATAGTATACCCCTAGATCTGCCTCATATGTTATCTGATAACATATGAGGCAGATCGGCTATTTTAGCCAGCTTTGCCTCCCGACGTCCATGTAGTAAATTGGCCCGACCTGCGCAGATCGCGACTGAGCTGATCAACGACCATCTTATAGACATCCTTCGCGCTCGCTCCTTGGGCGTAGATGTTGACGATGATTGTTCCTCCTCCACCGCCTGAGCTTAAGCTACCGCCACTGCCTCCTGTGGTTGTCATGGTTGTGTCAGAGCCAGAGAATGCTACGGTTGATGAATCTGCATACTCACCAGTGCCTCGTCGGTAGTCGATGGGCTTGCTGGGTGTGGGCTTGCCGGTCGTTTTCGCCTTGCTCTTAGTGGCTGCCGAACTACCTGCGAATGCAATGCTCANGGTTTTTGCATTGTATTTATCACCATGGATCGTAAGCAGATCCTTATACTTCTTCATCTGCTCTTCCATCGACGAGCGCTTTTGCTCCAGAGACTTCACGAGCGTCTTGTTGCCGACTAGATCTGCCTGCGCAATTTCTTTGGGGTAGGCTTTGAGCGCCGTCGCAACCTGCTTCATCATATTGTCGGCAGCGTTGCGCGCTTTGGGGGTATTGGCGGTCAGGTTGTCAGCGAACATCCGTACTAGGTTAGGTGCCCATAGGTGCGCCTGGCTGCCCTCGCCTTTGCGACTGGGTGAATGGAAGCCCAGGTAGTCTGCTACCTGTTTTGCTGCGCCACTTGCCGCATTGCCGATTGCCCCCATAGAATTGGTGATGCCTTGCGCGATCATGTTGACCACATTCGCACCCCATTGCAGGGCTTGGCTCGCCAAATTTGAGAACCAACCGGACAGTGATGACCATAGATTATTCATTGGGCCAGCAATGTAGGTTCCCCAGATCGAGGCGAAAACTGAGGACACCGCCGACCAGGCATTGCGCGCCAGGCCAGCTATCTGGTTCCACTGACCTGCCAGCCACGATATCGCTGCCTGCCAGATCGAGACAAGGAACGACCTAGGCGCCGATTTACGGCGACGCGGATTCGCTCCGGTGATGGACTGACCATATCGATGCGGCAGGGCTGCTAGGTGCTGCCACTGAGCACCCAGCCATGATGTCGCGGTTGCCCAGATACTCTGCAACCACGACCATACCGCTGCTATGGCGACGCGGATTGCGCCTGTGATGGCTGACCATATCGATGCAGCGAGCGCCACAAGGTGTTGCCACTGAGTACCCAGCCAGGAGATGGCTGATGACCAGGCAGTGCGAATCCAGGTGAT